AAGCGAATTTGGGCCTGGTCGACCTACCTGTTGTTGTTTGGTGGCATTTGGATTAATGGTGTAACCAGTACCAATAGTGTGTCTTCCCCATTGACCTTTTGATGTTTCCGCATAACAAATGTCAGAACGCATCATTACTACAAGGCGACCATCGTTAACGGCCATGATTCGTGCTTGTTCAAGTCCAGTTTGGGCCAACACGTCGTCATTGTCTAGCGTGTCTGTTGCTTGGACGGTTGAACCAACCAAACGATAGATGCGACCGTCTATTGAACCATTTGAAAGCTGGTCTAAGAAATGCATATTGCGACCGACAATGGTTGCGTCTTTCATGCCTTCGGTAACATTTTCTTGCGGGACGATCAGTTGGTTTGTTACTGATGAGCCAAGTACGCCGACGAGGCTGAAGACCCCGGTGTCACAAACAACTAACAAGTCGTTTGTTCGTGGTAACACATTTAGGATTGTTCCGCTGAATTCGTAGTAGTTGGCGGTTGACCAAGTCGCGAGGGTTGTGTCTGAGTAATAAAGGCGTTTCTTTGCTGTGGCATTTGTACCGCCCCAGGAAACAAGTCGATATCCATAACTAGCGATGTCTGTTAATCCAAGACCCGCTAAAGCTGCCGAAACAGACGATTCTGTTCCTGTTGTAGAAACAGAATAAATTGTTCCTGTTGTGCTGATGTAATAAAACAACGAGGTTGCTGGGTAGTAAGCAACTTTGCCAGCGAGAGGCCCGGTTAAAGCCGTAGAAGAAGTTGTAATTGGGAATGTTGAACCATTGTTGACACCAGTAGTTTTTACAAGGGCTGGGAAAGTTCCTGATTTAACAGATTGAAAAAATACATACGAATCTCCACCAACAACCCAATGGTCGAAAATTGTCCCGGTTGCTCCTGATGCATAAGTCCTGCTTGCTGCTAACGAGCTACCAGTAGGTACTAGCTTTCCATTAGGTGTCGATATGACACCATTGCCATGCCAAGTGTTTTTAGGCAAATTGGTGGATTTGTTGCCCATGTACTGACCACCTGAGAAGTCGTCATAAGAGATTTGGAATGATCCCATGCCTTAACTCCAGGCTGCGTCTGACATTGCCCGTGAAAACTTGATGCGTCGGTGAATAGTCGCTCGGTTGTCGTCGCTCATTGATTTCAAGAAGTTGCCGTACTCCTGGAGATACAACGCTGCACGCTGTTCGTCTTGGCGACGGGCCGCACAAAGATGGCTGGCATAGGCGACAATGCACTTGTGGTAGACCACGGGCATCAACGGTGACTTGGTATCGGGAGATGCTTGTGTCGAGAGGGCTGGTTCGCTACGGAAGTAGTACAACGTCCCTGCAGTTGTCGTAGTTGGGATCGGCGTAATCTTGACAGCGTTGCCGTAAACTAGCCAGCCGTAAGCGTTACTGTCGGCGTTGGGGTCTAGGAATGTGTCCAGCGGTAGTGGTTCGACCGGGTAGTCGTTAATGACCAGTTTGTTGGCTCGCATGAAATCGGCGGGCAAAGCTGCGTCACCGTCGGTCGTATCAAACGATAGTGATGCGGTCGTGGCAAGCCACCACCAGTCACGCTCCATGCTGACACGATTGAGCGCATCATCAATAGAAGTGTTGACATAGGCGTTAGTGATAAGTCCGTCAAGGCTTACACCACCACCGTCAGAACGAATCGCCAGTCGATCTTTGACAGCGTTACGAAGGTCAAGCAAATTCATTAGACCACCATAACGCTGTAATCTTGTGCGCCTGCCGAAATGACTTTTACTTGTAACGGAACACCCAAAGCTGGTAGATCAAGAACCCCTGCTGGCCCGTGCGCTACGGCGTAGCAATTGTTGCCAGCAACCGTTGGTGTAGGCGCACCAGTCGCTGCGGGAGCAAAAGTGAAATACAATGTTGAACCTGTATGTTTAAGGTTCCAAACAATGAGTCGTGTTGCCGGGCAAGTCAAATTGATTGTGTCAACAGTATCGGCAGTTAATGTTGCCGAGCCTGCCGTGTTTGCGTTAATGGTTGCCATTACTTGCCTTTCTCGTTCATGCTGATACTGCGCTTATTAGATCCACCCAAGTGGCCGACATCTTTAATCAATGCCCAATGCAACTTGTCTGCTAATTCTAGTCGCTTTTCCTTCTCCTCTGTTTCGTGAGCAGCAAGGATCGCTTTGTTCTTTTTCAACAGGTCTTCGTGGAGTGCTTTACCTTTTTGCCAGTCACCCTCAATCAACTTGACGATCAAGGTGTGGTCAGCTCGGTGGTGTGAGCAAGCAACATACGGTACTCCCATGCCGTCAACCATCCACACTTCAAATCGACCGATAATCGGGTTAAACATGAGTGATGCGCTGGGATCACCTCGCCAGCCCGACTCGTCACCTTTTTGGATGCGGGTCGCAATGTCATATACGTCAAAGGCAACTTCAGCCATTTGGCTACCGCCTTCTACTTCTCCCATGAGGTTTGCTGCACGAATCATGGTGGTCACTATATACGAAAAAGCCAGCCACCGTCGAAAGTGGCTGGCTCGTTCGTTTGTTAGGGGATTTGGTTTATGCGCCGATTGCCAAGAAACGAGCAGTCGTTGCAGAAACGTCTGTCGTACTTGCAACTTCAGCCATCGGTGCGCCGTCTGTGGTGGTGTCCACCCAAAACAACTTGATCTTAGGCGACGAGGTTGATCCGTCCCACGCAGGGATGTTTCCGTTGACAGCGGTCACGATGAGGTAGTCAAGTCGTGAAAGACCCAACTGCGCCAAAGTGACAGCCTCGCCACCTGTCGGATACGAGCTGTCGAAAGTGATAACACCAACGACTTCCTTACGGCTTCCCGGTACTTCAGGGCCAGTTGTGATACTGACTGAAGCTGCCATCAGATACTCACCTCGGTGATGTCCTTGATGACGAAGTGGGCGTTGCGCTGCTTGCAAGCAAGTTCGCCGTAGGCGTACAAGGTTGCTTCGTAGGCATCCACGTCAGGCTTACGGTTCATAACTGCACCGTCAAGATCCATGAACTGGAATCCGTCGCCAACCTGGTGGTAAACCAACACGTCGGGGTTGATGCCGTACAGGCGGTTGTTCGGGCAGTCGAAGTCTGCGTACAAGGCAGTCGGTGACTCGTCACCCTTACCGCTGACAGACGGGCTGTAGAACTGGATACCTGCGTAGCCACCCTTGAGCTGGGTCTGCTCCATGTTGCGCTTCAATGAGAGCAACAAGTTGCTGATTGCCAAGTTGACACCTTCAGCCGAAACCAACAACGAAGGCTTCTTACCTGAGTTGGTGAGGGTCTTCATGATGGAGCCAGTAATGAGGGTTTCGGTGATGGAACGGTTGGTTCCTGAGTTGCTGTTCACATATGCCTTCCACTTCGGCTGTGACGAAGGGTTGATTGTGTGAAGGACTGCGGTGTCGTCAACGATGGTCTGAAGACCCGTCAATTCGACCTGTCCGTCGCCAGGCTGACCTGTGTTGCTGGATGCTCCACCTGCACCACTACGGAAAACGAAGTGGCTTGAGGATGTCGTGACTGCTGCACCTGAGATGGCGATGGTCTTGTTGGTTTCGTCGACCGAGGTGATGGTACGAGCTGATGCAACGGTCGACGGGGATGCGACGGTTCCGATGTCAACAACCATGCCACCATCAAAGAACAACTGGCGAAGTGCAGTTGAACCTGTGGTTGAGGCGAGAACAACGGTCGTTGCTGCCGTGGTCGTACCACATTGTGCGATAACGCCGTTTGACGTACCCCACAACTGACGGTTGACATCCTTCATTGCGTCCTTCTTGATGCCTTCCATTTCAGCGTCCAAAGCATCAATGAATGCGCCACGGTCGGTGACGGCCTGCTTGATGGTCGGGCCTGAAAGTTGGATGCGTCCGTAGACGTAGCGCACGGGAACCGGGACGGTTGCGTACGACTGGTTTGCTGCGGTTGGCAGAGTGCCACCTTCGGCTCGTGCGCCTACACCACTTGAGCGTCCGAGGTGGACGGCGTGGCGGGCAATACGACCCTGGACGGTGTCTTTGCGGGTTTCAACCTGCGAGAGAATGAAGTTCGCCTCGTTGAGGTTGTCGAGATATTCCTTGTAGTCGTCCTTGAGAATGGCATCGACTGTTGAGAGTGTTGCGGGCATGATGGGTTTCCTTTAAGAGGGTAGGTGAATGTGGGGGTTCACAACCTTGTCAATGGTTCACGCCATCCAGCGTTGCCTTGCATCTTCCGATGTTATGTGGTTGTATGTGGTGCGCCTCATCCGAGGTACGAAAGAATGCTACACCACTACAACTACCGTTTGTCAAATGGTTAGTTCAAACCGTTTTGTTCAAGTCGTGCCATAGCCCGGTCACGGGGACTCAGGTTTTGTCCTGCGAGGTTGGTCGAGGCTTGCCCATTGACGATGGGTGTCCCCATTTGGCTACCTGCCGCTGAACGTTGCGCTGCGATCTGCGTTGCCTGAGCGAGAACTTGATCTTCCATTTCGCGTATTGCCAGGGAAAGATCAAGGTCGGATCGGCGGGATGCGGCGACAATCGCTGCTGTCGCCAACGGCGTATCGGGTTGAAGTCCATGTTGTGCGAGCGTCTCCTCAATTTGTCGTTCGTACTGTGTTTGTACCTGCGCCTGGGCGAACTGGTTCATCCGTTGCTCGACGAGCTCTTCAACCTGACCGGGGGTCAGACCTGCTGACTGGCCGTCTTGAACTGCTTGCTGACCAATGGCTGCTTGCGCTTGAGGACTGATGAAAGTGTCAAAGCGTTCCCCGGCGAGGGTCTTGGCGTTGTCAACCATCCATCGGACTGCGGTGTCGGTGTCTCCTGACGCGAAAGCGTTAGCAAACTCTTGTACTGCACGGGCATCGTCGGGATGCATTTTGGCAAATGTTTGTGCAATTGGCTTGTAGCGTTCGCGTTCTTTGACACGGTCAGCTACTTCTGATCGGTATTTGTCTTCCCAATTGACATCGGTGGAACTGGCTTCTGAACCTTCTAATGGTGCAGAATCCACTACGCCTTCGGGGTTAAAGTCGGTCATTGTGGTGGCATCTCCTGTGGTAATCCTGGCTGGCCGTTTTGTATTTGTGGAACCAATGATCCAGGTGCTTCATTGGCTTGCGGAAGCATTTCTGATCCCGGCATCTGTTGCTGTTGGGCGAGTTGTGCTGCGGCTTCGTCGGCTGCAAGCTTTTGGTGGGCTTGGACGTGGACATCAATTGCCTGACGCACATCAGGTGTTGCAAGCTCGTATGCAGGGGATTTACGCTCACGGTTGTGTTGGGCAATGTGTTTGGCGTGGTCGTCAAAGTCTGCTGGCATGACAGGGGTTGCCTGCATGAGTAGTCCGTTTTCCCATTCGGCTTTGGCAACATCGGGGTCTGCTGATGCCATGAAACCTTTGGGGTCGGGAAGGTCGAGCAGTCTTGACAGGCTTGGGCCGTCAATGTTTTGGAATGCTGCTGGGAAGGTTTGTGCCAGCGATGTGATGACGGACTGGGTTGCAATCTTGGATCGTGGTGCGGTTGCGTCTAACGGGACTTTGACTTGTGGGGTTTCGTCAATGTCGTCGGCTGTCCATTCAAACTGGACGGTTGATCCTTGCTGGGTGGTGATCGTTTGTGATCGCACCATGCCTGATTGCTGGGCGTAGGCACGGTACAACTGCAACGTCATCTGTCCGATACGCGCCCAAACAGCGGACTGGTTTCGTGCCATTGGTGCTAACGGGCCGTCGTCCTTTTCAGCCAATACCGATAGGGCAAGTCCTGAGTTGCGGTCACCAGGGGCTTGACCACGAGAAACGGCATGGGTTGAGAAGATGTCGTCCATCTCTGCTTCAAGTTGTGCTGCTTCGTTGCTGATCCAGCGGGGGACTTCGGGTGCTGACTGCCAATGCGGTTCACCCAGTTCAGCGTTGTACTCAAGTACATCGGCGGGATCGGTCGTAATAGTGTCGGAGTCTTCAATTGATCCTGCGGGAACCATGAGTCGAGCGTTAGCTGCTTTACGCATATGTTCAAGGATGGTTGAACGCGCACGGTTGTAGGCGTACTGGATGTCTCGTGCCGGGGTAAGAAGTGTGTTTCCGACCCATGTGCGAG